ACTCTAACACCTGATTGTCCTAGTGTGGTGAATGTGGGGTTATTAGCAGATGAAGTCAAATAACGGGGGAAGTCCATATATGGCACAACATTCTTGGTTTGGATTAAATCAGATGGTTGCGTAGAAAGGAACTTGAAAAGAAGAGATGGGACACCGAGGGTGTTGCTGATAAGAGATGTCTGACCTCCAGGGGTGGCGGGAAGAGAGAATGCTCCACTCTGGTTAAAGCATTGTTGGGTAGGACTGCCTAAAACAATACCAGTGAAGAATGGGGAGGCGGTCGACCATACACGAGATGCGGTGGCATCAATATTCATCGTGAATGCCATATTGTTGATGCCGAGAAGACCTTGGCAGTTGTATTCGGGGTTCGCCCAGATAAATGGGGACAAAAAGATAGGTTCAGTCACAATTGTCGCTACACCAATCTTCCAGGTTTCACCTGGTGTGCCAAGAGCGATTGGACTATCGTCTATAAATCCAGTAGCAGTATCAAAATGGGCAATCTGGTAAATAATAGGGAATGCTCCACGAGGGACTTGGTCTAAATCATATGAGGCAGTGTTGTATGATGCTAAAGGATTGTTGGTAGCATTCACCCCGTTGCCGTAGTATCCGTATGCTTGGTCGGGAAGAGCAGGGGTCATCGAGTTATAACGGTAAAGTTCTCTACTGTTATTCATTCTTAACAAAGAGGGGAGGACATCCTTGGTGTTGATTGAAACTGTAGTGTTGTTGATTTGAGCGGTGGCAGTTGTAAATAAACTATTCAAAGGGAATGCTTGGAATGCGTCGGTGTTCCCGTAAGACCACACCGAGTCGCCTGCTAGAACTCCTCCACCATACGACAATTCTACCACAAGGGCAGTATTGAGTAAAACATCACGACCAATCACTACATTTTCGGATGGGACTTGGACGTTCCAGATAAGAGCACTGTTAGAAGCACTCGTAGATGGGAAGGGTTGAAATGTTGTCTGGGATGCTCCCGATTTGACGGCAAAGTCTAAATCTGCAGTAATATCACCTATAACAGAGTCTTTGACGAGGATTGTTTTAAAGTCCGACATTATATACTATACAACTATAAAATATCGGCAGATACTCCGCTAAATAATTAACACATGCGTCTACCCCCTTTTGTTGCCCCGTTTCCACTAAATGCGGGGGAGGAATGTGCCAACGGGTCTTTTGCGGTAGATGCCCCGACACTATCTTTTTTTAAGAATGCGATTTTAATAGTGACCGACCCGCCACTTGCTAAACGGAACGGCACAAGACTTCCGTTTCTTAATCGGTAGAATACTTGCAGGTCTAAATTGAAGAGAGGACGGTTGCCGTTCAAAGTCACCAGTCTATATTGTGCCTGTGGTTCATATACTAGCGACGGTCGATATGCTCCAGTACTACTTACTAAATCAGTTATAATATTGGCGATGTCTGCATTGTTGCCTTGAAATCCTATCTGTTGATTATTAAATAATACGAGAGGAGTGCTGACTTGATTGGGAGTAATAGGCATCGTATTACTCGTAAATACAATTGCAGTGACGGGGGATAAAGCACCGATGGTACTTGTTTCTTGATAAGTAGAAATATACGGGATGGATATTGGTGGGTCATATACTCCCCCTACTAAATCATATTCGGGCGGAGTGATGAGTTGGGTATTTAATCCTCCTTGATTAATCACATCTATTTGGAAGTTCTCATTACCGCCTACATTACTATATCCGAAAATAGTAGCGGGGAAGGACTGGAACAAATAAAACATCGGGGCATTAAAATATATTTTGATGGGGTTATTACCGCTTAACCCTGGATTGACTGCAGGGTTTAAATCGTATTGTGGAATGGTGAAAATAGATGCAGTATCGCTAGATGTGTCCCATTGGAATAATGGCGGTAAATCGTCTGACTGCAGAGTGGTGGTTGTCGGTGTTTGGTTGACTGTGTAAATAGGGTAAGTAGGCATATTAACAGCACCTACTTGTGCCACGAGAGATGCTAAAGCGGTCTTGAATGTTTCTGTTATTAAATACGCTATATACTGATATGAATAGACGTTGTAATAACCCGTGTCGTTTATCTGCAGTCCATTTGAAGTCGTGCTGGGAGGTGCTGGTGTATTACCTGTAGTGCGGTCTTGTGGAATAAAGGTCAACGGGATTGCACCGCTCGTGTATTCGGGGTTCACCCCGTCGTCCCAAGTAAGCGTAATATTATAGATGGTAGTATTCGGGTTCGCAGAGAAGGGAACGATGGATGGTATCCAGACGGGAAGAGTTCCTGTATCTACAGTGAACCGAATAATGCTTAAATAGTAGTCTTCGGGACAATTAATAAACGGAATGGTTCTCGCCTCGTTATAATAGAACACTGGCGGTTGAGTGGTTTGCGACTGGAAGTTTGTAATCGTCACATCGTAATATACCTGGTCGGGTGAATTATCCCTCTTAACTTGATTTAGTTGCGACATCTATATATAATGTAGATTATTTATTTACATTATAATGAACGGATTATAGTTTTGTGGTTTTGTGGTTTTGTGGACTTCGGGAATAATTATCTCCTAGGGAAACAAAAAAAGGAACAGTTGATTTTTTCTAAAAATATTGTTGGACTGATGTATTTGGAAGTCCACAAAACTACAAAACCACAAAACTAACAAACCTCCTAAATTAAGCGATTTGACGGAGGAATAAAGTAGATGGAGGGGAAGTCCATCCAGCACCCGTCCCGACAATAGAGATGGTTAAATCGTCCGCTCCGTTGGACACAACGTAGAATGTATTTGTTGCTATATCACTAGTACCAACAGCACCGAGGATAGTAGTGGATATTGGCAACGCATTATACGCCACTGTAAAATCGCCACTGGTGACACCAACACCAGCAAGGGTCATCGTGACCATACCTATATAAAATCCAGCGGGGATTACTTGCGTTAATACGACATCTTGTACTCCAGTAGCACCAGCACCAGCGGGAACGGTGAATGGAAGAACTTGAAACTGACTAATCAAAGAAAGGGCAGACATGTTATATAATAGACTGCTAAAATAAAAACGCCCCGTTCTCTCTAAATCTATCTTAAAAGTCTGCCGAGAACTCAAATACATCGCCGACCTGTTCTCTGTTCGCAAGAGCATACGACGACACCTTTGCCTCAAAGAAGTTGGACTTCTGCTCGAGCGAGATGAGTTCCATATAACTAAACGGGTTGACTACATCATACATCTTGGAATACCCCATCTGCAGACAAAGTCGGTCTGCGACGAACTTGATATATTGGGACATTAGGTCGCTATTCATACCGATAAGACGGCACGGCAATGCCCCGCATATAAATTGTATCTCTATATCTACCGCCTCCCGTACCACAGTGTAGAAGGCATCAGGCGATAATTTATATTTAAGTTTGCTGTATAATAGGACGGCGAACTCGGCATGCAATGCTTCGTCCCGACTGATTAATTCGTTAGAGAATGTAAGACCGTTTAATAGACCCCGTTTCCTAAACCAGAATATACTACAGAATGCCCCCGAGAACATTATACCCTCCACGCATGCGAATGCAACTAAACGGGTTGCGAAGTCGTCTGCTGACTTCATATATTTCAAACAAAAGTCCGCCTTACTGCGTATGAATGGGAACTCCTGAATGGCGTTAAATAATCGGGTCTTCTCCCGATGGTCTGATATATAAGTGTCTATTAAGGTGGCGTAGACTTCTTGATGGATGCCCTCCATTGCAACTTGAAACCCGTAAAATAGTCGTGCCTCCGAGTTCTGCACTTCATTATAGAAGCGGAAGGTCAGGTTCTCATTTACGAGTCCATCTGCTCCCGCAAAGAATGCTAAAATCATACTGATAAAATACCTCTCGTTGTCGTCCAACTTACCCCAGTCGGTTAAGTCCTTGGATAAGTCAATCTCCTCAGCAATCCAGAAGGATGCCACTGCTTTCTTATACATCTCCCATATATCTTGGTGGACTACGGGCAATATTACTAAACGTTCTTCGTTGGGGGTTAAAAGGGGTTCGGACATTATATATTATTGAAAATATTATATAATGTTGAAAAAAGGCACTAAAAAGTGGATTATTTCGTATATAGTTGGATTATTTCTATATAAACAATCAATAATTTATAAATTATACCAGTAATAATATAGGTTAGGTTGAAAAAAAGGGTTAAATAGTTGAAAATAAAGGGTTAAATTAGATTATTACAGTCAAATACAGATATAATGTGTAAATATAATTATTTGTTCGCTTTCTTTGCTTTCTTGCTCTTGGGTAAAAGGGCAGTTGCGGTATTGCCCCCGAATAACTCCGCCAACTTCTCGTCGGATAGTGCGTCGCCCTTTACCTCAGTAAATAACCCATCTGCCGTGTTGGTGGTGATTAAATTGGTGACTGCTTCGTCGGGTAGTCCTCGGTTCGTGATTGCGATACATGCTCGGGAGGTACTAAGACCAGTTCGTCCGCTACCTAGCACTCCATCCCATCCGTTAATTCCTGCATTGACTGCGGAGAATGCTGGGATGTCTGCTTTCTGCCCTTTCATTCCGCATGCATCACAAAATCGGTAATGTCTTGCGACCTTTGCGTCAACTTCTTTTGGTGCTCCCCTGGCGGTAAATCCGCAGGCAAATTGAGCGGTTCTTCTTTGTCCTCCGTGGTTGAATGTAGACATTATTTCAATCGGTTTTGTTATTAATTTCAATCGGGTTTAGTTTGCTTGTCGTGAGGGTGGTTGCCTTATTTACTATATGGTTTGTTGTGTTGTTCTTAGGTTTGTGAATGATTTAAAAAGGCGTTCAATTTTTTATAAAAATAAAAAATAAAATTAAAATTACAAAGTCATCGCATTAGAAGGGCATATAATGTGTAAATATAATTATAAATATAATTGTTTATTCTTCTTCTTCGTCTTCTTCCGTAGTGTTCCAGATGTTTAAGTCCGCATCACATCCTCGGCATCTATCTCTACCGTAGTCAAAATCTGCTCTGCAGTTAGGGCAGTTGAATATGCGTAGTATTCTTCTTTCCTCTGGGGGGATATGAATGGGAGTTTCGTCAGAGTCTTCGTCTTCGTCTTCATCGTCAGAGTCTTCTCCGAATATTTCCGTGATTGTATATTCTCGTTCGGGTTCTGCGGGTTCGTCTTCCTTCCAGGGTTGGCGACAGAATGGGCATCGGGTTATT